CTTACTACCGTGAGTAGTAGAAATACCGTTACTCCTAATGTCTCCCCAATATCCACCAATACCTCCACCTGAAGATGCCAACCAAATATTCTCGTCATAATGATCTGATAACCCAGTGCGACTATCAGGTACATAATTGAGAAAACAGCTAATAGGAAGACCACGACTTGTTCCCCCGTTACTAAGTATAGGAGTGCTAAACATGAACCAACAACTGGAACTGTAGTGATAAAGCCTTTGAGCCAATTCAAAATCCGTGTGACCTTTGTAGGTTGCCCCGAAGACCGAGGCACGGGCAAACGCTTCTTGTGCATGTGTTTCATTCTCCCATAAGTACCTGTCTTTTAATGTATCAAGACTAAACTTATCTAATAGTTTTTCATTGCTGTAATTAATTTTAATACCTAAGTATTCTTTTATTCCTACTTTATCTTCAACCATTGTTTGTTTCCTTATCATGTATGTTCAACATTATTATACCATAGTGTAATATTTTCAACAAGTCTTTTCTATTCTTACCGTCTTTGTTTCCGTAACGTTTAGCATACTTCATAATGTTTCCAATGCAAAAGCCTTCACCATGACCAGAATCAATAATGATATCTGTTGCTTGATACTTATCGGAAGCATAGTGCTCACCATAAGTAGTATCAATATATTCTTTTAACTCAACTATATATCTTCTTTCGTTAAATTTATACTCCATCGTTTCTCCAATCATCAGGTAAAGTATCTTCACTAAACCATCTAAAGTTATTAGTTTCAGCCCACTCAGCATGGGTTCGTTTGGTTCCGTTCTTTCTAACCTTTGCTCCCGGCATAGGAGAGAAAGGCTTTTGAAATAAGAAGACTAACTCCATGTTCGAAGGTAGTGCTTCTCTTATCCAAAGATACTTACTGTACTCAGCGTGGTCCCAGAATCTACCCTTTGCTTCTAACAATATAGTTTTATCTTCTATTGTTTTAGCAAAGTCTACTTCGTAATCTTTCTTAATGATATACTTAATAGACTCATAGTGATGTTTCCAGTCTTGTAATATAGTTTCATGTAAGGTAACTTCCCACATGCTATCATATCCTTTAGGTATTCCTATCTTCTTTGGTCTCGGTTTACGAGGTACTCTTTTAGGCATTGATGTTCTCCAGTGTTACATTGGGGTTACGTTTTACTTTTTTATAAAACCATTTTAAAGTATAAGCACTCATTCTAAATTGTCCACCTGCAAAGATATGTGTTTGCGTAGGTAAGAACTCATCTAGGTTTTGTCTATTGATTCTATTAGGGTCTTCTCCATCAGGAACCATAGTTCTAATCCATTCAATGAGTAAGTCTTTTGCTTTTCTTCTTAACTGCTTTGATCTTTTACCACTCATGCTTGTGTCACCTCTATGACATTAGGAACTTTAGGTACTTGAGTTAAGTATCTTAGTCCATTAGAATATTTAAATACTCTTAAACCTTTACCTTCATTAGAATCTTTATGACATTCAAACTTATGTCTGCAATATACACACTCTCTAGGTAGTTGCATGTTGCCTGACTTGCCATCTGGTATAGGATTATAACATAAATTAGGTGGCTTGTCCAGCTTTACTGCTGCTTTAACATCCCTTATTTTCTTCTTGATGTTAGGCTTGTCAAAGTTATCAGGCTTGTATAAAGCTAACTCACCTGACTCTTTATTTAAAGCTAAGAACCCACCGTTGCTTGTACCTTCTGCTGCTTCATACCCTGCAAGTTGAGCCATGTATCCAAAGATATCATTCTCTGCTAGTGTTCCATCTTTAAACTTCTTAAAGGCAAAGCCTGAAGCTGTCTTAATATCCACTACCTCACCATCAATAACACAGTCCATGTGTCCTTTGATACCGGATACTGTTATTTCTTTTTGTTCATTAGTTACTGTATGTCCTGATAACTTTATTAGAAACAATACAATCTCTTCAAGCAAGTGCCCGTATAAAAACTTAATAAATAAAGAGGGTGGCATCCTTTCAGGAGTACCTTCAGTCTTCATGTCAAACCATAGCTGTCTTTCTTTCTTCCCTATGTTAGACATACGAAGAGTAGACTTACCACGTGGTTCAGGATGTGACCAACTGTAAAGAATCTCTTTCATGGATTCTCCAAACTGTTCAATGGTGTCCTCGTCTAAGTCAATATGCTCACCATCAGCAAGTACACCTATCTTATTATATATATCTTCGACCAGCGTGTCAAGGGTTTTCTTTGATTTAGCCATGTTTAAACGACCTCTATGTTATTTATTATATCTTTTGCTACTTTCATATCTAGCTTAAACCACTCACCCTTACGTTTTTCTGCTTTCTGTGAACATAAAGTATGAGCTTTTTGTTCAGCAGTTCTTCTATTAGTAAAGTATTTTTTAAATTTTAATTTAAAATCTCTGAGAGGACTAGATGTTTGATAGCCTTTACATCTGTCTTCAGAATCAACAGCCATACCAATTTTTATCCAGCCTTTCCAAGCAGGATTAGTTATGATATACACTTCTCCTTCTTTTATTTGGTCATATAAAGCTAGAGTTTCTTTTTTAATAAACTCTAATTTATTATTATGATTAATAATTCCCATTGCTTTATAAGCTGCAAGTTTACCTTGAGTTCTATATACAGCATGAAAAGGATGATTAGTATTTCCAATACTCATGCGTTTATTTTTTATTGTCATACGTGCTTTATTAAATAAAGAAAAACAATCAATACATATTTTTTCACCTCTTACTCTACGAGATAAATACCAATTATCTTTTGTTAATTCAACATTACAGTCTAGACAATGTTTAGTGTGTTTCACTCCAGTCCCTCCCTATTTTGTATTCGCCATCTAACGGACAACGAAGATTATAAAATTCACCTGCTTGTTTAAAACTTTTAACTGCCATCTCTCCAACAAAATCTGCTTGAGATTCTTTGACTTCTATCTGCCACTCATCATGGATGTTAGCTACAAACTTATAGTCTATAGTATTTAACTTAAGTAATCCATCAAGTATAGTTAAGGCTTTCTTCATAACAATAGCACCTGCTCCCTGTAATAAAGTGTTCAGAGCTGCATGATTATTTCTTATGTAAAGCTTTCTACCATCTAATCCTTTAAGGAATTTTTTTCCTGCTGCTCTTGTAACTCTATCTCTAAGAGATTTAAATGCAGGGTTATTATCGAAGAAATATTCTCTAGCTCGTCTACCATCTGTCGTATTTCCTTCGACCACTTTGCCAAGCTTTTCGTCTCCTGCACCGTACATGAGTGCATAGATGAATGTTTTTGCCTGATTTCTTGATTTAAGTTTTGCAGCTTTTTGATTAGCTGTGTGTATATCTCCATCTAATATCTCCTTGATATATGTTTCATCGTCCATATAGTGTGCTAACATTCTAAGTTCTAGACCACTAGCATCTACACCTAACAGAACATTGCCCTCATCAACAACCCAACAAGACCTACACTCTTTACCATAAGGACTATGAACCGATGGAACTTGAGCCATGTTAGGATTTCTATGAGTCATCCTGCCTGTGATAGCACCGTTAGGTATAACAAAGCCATGAACTCTACCATCATCTCTAACAGAACTAACCCATGAATCAACCTGTGCTATTCGTTTCTGTATCAATAAGAAGTCTGCTATAAGTTTAGCTTCACGTATATGTGTAACCTCTGATAAAGTTTTCTCATCGACAATCGGCTGACCAGTAGGTGTAAACCTTTCAGGCTTCCAACCAAAGTCGATAAGATATTCTCCTATCTGTTTACGAGAACCAAGATTAAAGTCTTGTAACGTTTGTCTCATAAATGGTTCATAGTTCATAGTGTTTAAACACCTTGCATATTCATCATCGGTAAGACCACGTTTAGAAAGCTTACCATCTGTCGTCCTAATGTAAGGCGTAACTAATTTAGTATCTACCCACTTAGGTTTAAACGTATCGTGAACTTCGTCTTCTATCTGTTGTTTCTTTTCTCTTAGCTCTGCCAAAAGAACTAGTGCAGATTGCATGTCAAACTTAAATCCATTTACTTCTTGCTGTTTTATAATACCAGCTATAGACTGTTCTAGTTCAATGCAACCTTTACTAAATCCTTTGGATTCATTGCGTAAGTTTTTATATACTAAAGTATTTAAAGTAACGTCACGAACACAGTAGTCTAACATTTCAGTAGAATAATTTAAGTAATCTTCAAACTCAATCTTAGATAGTCCAAGTCTAAAGCCCCAGCTTTCTAGGCTATGACCTCCATCTCTGTTAGGATTGAACAGCCTTGATAATACAAGAGTATCTATTACTTCTTTATTACTGAGATCAACACCACCAAACTTCTGCACCATAGGTATATCAAACCCAATGATGTTATGTCCAATAAGTCTGTCTGCTGTTGCAAGAAACTTATACCCCTCTTCTAATTTATGAGGAGGGAATTTAAATATCTCACCTGTCTCTGCATCTTGAGCTACAATACAATGTACAAGTGTCGCTTGTAAATCGTCTGTCTCAATATCAAATACTAAATCCATAATTAAAATGCCTCATCTGCTGACGGGTCAAACTCTATGTCCTCATCCGTTAGCTCTGTTAATCTACCTGTATCTGCATCATAGATAACTCTAGCTGCCATACCTACATCACCTGTGTATCTTGATTTAAGAATACGCAGTCTTGTAGTTCTAGCTTCATCGGGGTCATCTGATTGTTGGTTGCGTTCTAATGCAATAACACAATCTGATAACTGACCAATACTATTAGAGCCACGTAGATGAGAGAGACTTACTTCAATACCATTCTCATGTCCTTTGTTTCCATCGACACGTCTAAGATGTGATACAAGTATAATACCTGCACCAGTCTCTTCAACTAAACTTCTAAGTCTAGTCATAATAGAATCAATGGCTCGTCTCTCATCACCTTCATGTACTGCACTGACTAACATATGTAAATGATCTACGACCACCCACTTACAGTCACATCCAATAATCATAAAGCGAAGCTTAGTAAAGATATCATCAATGTCGTTGGTGCCAAAGTGGGAATGAACCCATACTCTGTTTTTATTCTCACCATCATACAAGATGTCAAACATCTTATCAAGTTCTTCTTTAGAAAACTTCTCACGTTCTTGGTCAATGTATAACCTAGCGTTAGCTTCAATAGAAAGTATACCATCAATGGTACGTCTCCAGTCTTCTTCTAATGCTATGATGCCTACGTTGTCCTGTGTTTGTTTTACAAGCCAATGCTCTATCTCTCTGGTTACACTAGACTTACCTAGTCCTGTCCCACCTGTAAGAGTTACAAGCTCACCCTGTCTTAAGCCATACAGCTTTTTGTTTAGTCCTTCATAAGGATATGGGATGCTTTGTTTCTTCTCACGATTATGAAACTTCTCACGTTGTTCTGTAACATTTATGACACCTGATGGTGTATAAACTTTACTAGCCCACCACGCTTCAACAAAATCTTTATGTCTGTTGTCACGTAACATTTCATTAGGGTCTTTGAACCCATTAGGAAGTGTGAGTATCCTAGCCTTGCCGGGTTTAAACAACCTCGCAACTTTAACTGATGCTTCTTTACCTGCCTTATCATTATCAAAAGCAACGATAACATTTTCAAAGTCATCAAAGAACTCTAGGCTTTCTTTAATATCTCTGACTGCTCCTTGTGCACCACGCTTGATGGATACCACAGCCCACTTACTACCAAGCAGTTCGTAAGCTGACATGGCATCACACTCCCCTTCGGTTATGGTGACATACTTGCCACCCTTAAACAACTGTTGACCAAACAATCCTGTCTCATTGTAGGAACCATTGACAAAGAAATCTTTCTTCTCAACGTTCCTAACTTTGGTAGCAGAAATCTCGTGTCCATTATAATATGGATACATATGTTTAGTAACCTTACCTTGTAGATCATGCACTACTTTTACACCATACTTTTTAGCAGTACCTTGAGAGATACGTCTATCAGTTAGTGCAGAGAAAGTACCTGTATCTAAGTTATCAGGTTGTTTAAACGTTGTTTGATTTGTTGTTGTTTGTTGTACCATATCTTTTCCTTCACATGAATTATTATAGTTAGGCATAAATTCTCCACAACTGAAACACTTTGCCGAGCCATCTGCATTTATTCCTACAGCATCACTACTATTACAAAGTGGACATGGTTGATGTAACTTATCCCAAGTTTTGTTTTCCATATTAGCCCTCACTAATGGTTATTATTTATCTTCTGTTTCGGTAGATTCTTCAACCTCCACTTCAGGTTCTTCTGATTTAACAACAGCTTCGTCTCTATCTTTAAGTAACTCTTCTAAGTTAGCTCGATGTGTACGACTTGCAAAGTCTAAAGCTTCTATGATAACTTGTAAGTTACCTACTTTCTGTACGATAACAGTAGCTTCTTGCTTTTTTTTATCATCACTGATATTGTTAACATCATAAGCAGTAGTTCCATCATCATTATTAATAGTAATAATCATAATTAAAACTCCTCGTTATCTGTATCAGCCTCAGTATATTCTACTAAGTTATTAACTTTAACAGCTATCAACTCAGCAAACGTACCATACTTTCCTGTATAAGGTTTAATCTTTACCTTAACATCAGAACCATTACCAACAGAAACATCCATTGGATTACCATCAACATCAACTAACTTAGGTGCAGTGTTTGTTCTACCAGCAACCTCAACTTTCCTACTAAAAGAGAACGCAGGTTCTTCATACTTGAAGTTACCAGCTCTATCCTTTACTTGAGAAAGTCCAACAGATTCTAATCTCTCTGCTGTTTCTTTATCAGTCAATACGGTGATTTGATATTTAGGGTCACCGAACCTAGTGTTAGGCGTAGTGACGTTAGCCCACATAGCCTTTCCTTCTACATACTCATACATAAGTTTCCTCCTTTGTTGTATTAAGTGTGTGCATTATAACATACTTTAATAAAAAAGTACAGTAGTTTTTTAAATTAATTTTGAGAGTGTTTAAACGAAGTCGGTTCTTATTGCACAAAGCACCGAAAACTTGCTCGACTTCTGTCGAATACCAAGGACTAAAGGAAGTTACATTTGAGGGCTGTCCCTTAGTATGCTTAATCAAGAGTTCTAATTGATTCTAGTATCTCCTCCCAAAAGGTAAGAGGTGTACTAGATAATGTTACCTTGAATGTATCATCTAACTTTTCAACAACATGCCCAATGTTTAAGTTGTTTACTGTAAGGTACTCACCAAATTTTCTATACTCATCACGAGTTAGAATTTCTGTATGGTACTCTTCTCTTTCTTTTAAATACATAAGGTGCATTATAACATAATCAATAACTCTTGTCAATACTTAAATTCAAAAACTTTAAGCGGCTTCCTGTGTTGTCCACCAAGTAGGCTTAGTTCTATTACGTTCCCATTTGGCATAGTGTTTTTCGTTAATGCAATAATTACGATAAGCAACAGTAGCATCCTCATCTTTATACTCCTCAGGCATAGCCTGTGCAGGTGGTGTCATTGCACCTGTTTTAATATTGTCAGGGATACATAGTAAAGGCTTTGCAAGTTTAATTATACTTGCATGTTCTCTACCATATCTATATTTATACTCTTCACCTAAAGCTAAGAAGTGTTCATATAGCCACATATAATTTGAACTAGATTCTCTTGCCCATATCGTACACGGATGATTCCAGTATGCACGTTTGTAAAGTCCTACACGATCTGCATACTCATTACCGTCTAGTTCTCTATGTGCTGTGCATAACATCTGTGCTGTTTCAAGCGGCATCTTTACTAACATCTTATCAGGCTGTGCTTCTGCTGATTTTTTAAAACTATCAGATTCATCTTTATCATAAAAATAAAATATGTTCATTTACCTTGCCCTCGATATTGTTTAAACGATGCCTTCTTATTTTTATTCATAGTAGAGAAGGCAACATTACCTCTACCTTGACTTGTCTTTTTACCCCTGCCTTGTGTAGCAGATACATGAGCAGTTTTGTTCCATGTCTTAGCCATTAATACATGTCCTCCACTCTTTGTAATCTACTTCTTGTGGATAAGCTTTGAACAGTTTATCTCGACAAACTTCATAGCTTTGTCCTCTTTGTTCTTTAACTTCTTCCACTACAAATACTACATTAATTAATGTTAAAGCTATCATTAATCCAATTCCAAATCCAAATATTTCACCTTTCATAATGTTCCTCTATTGTTGCTCTGCGTTTGTCTCTGTACTCTGTAACCCTTCGACCATCAGCATAGTCAACAGTTTGTTTATACCATAACCCATCTTTGTACCTTGTGTCAATAGCTACAATTTGTTTAGCTTGTTTTTCTAATTCAAGTATTTCTCGTTGCTGTTCAACAGCTTCATCATGTTGTGTCATTTTACTCCCTCTCTTTTTTAAGTTCGATTAACTCATCCCACTTGTAATACTTCTTAGTCTCTGCATCCCAAAAGTTTCCACGATATACCTGTTCTCTTTCAACAGGTCTTGGTATGTGTGGTTCTATTTTATCATTATCAACCAAGTACATGTACAAAGTTGTGACTGATAATAACAAAACAACACCCACTACTGCTAACATAAATTCCATAACTAACCTCCTGTTATATAGCTTTTGTAAAATTACTAGAGCTTATGATCTGTTTAAACGATACCCCTAATAGTTTATGAATCCTGTCCTCAAACAAACTAACGTGCCTAAGTATTTCTTCTTGTTCTTTAGGTGTAAAGTTTTCAAAGTCTTCATCCATATGAACATTAGGTTCATCAAACAATCTCATTAGGTAATCTGATACCTGATGTTTAGCATAAGTCTTAGCTGTTACTTTTTGATTTTGATATTGAATCATATTCTTCCTCCATTTTTTTAACATCCTTATCCACTAAATAATCAAACTCATTAGGTCTTGTACCTTTTAAAGGTTGATTATTATAATGATTATCTATAGCTTCTTTAATATAATCTCTCAATTCTTTTCTCCTTTATTAAAATAATTTAAATAATAATTAATATATATTTTGTTATCTGCTTTGTTAGTGTTACTCGATTGTAACATATAAAAAAGCAAAAGTCAAATCATGTTACAAATTAGTTTCTTTTGCCATGTGTTCTAGGTCTTGGTTAGAGAGAGCCTGCCCACAATGGCTAGATAGAAACGCAATGATTGATTGATACACGGGTAGTTCATCATACCTACTGTAAGCATACTCAACGCAGTCGTCCTCAAGATCAGGTCTTGAATCTAACTGCCATAGCTCATGCACCAAATCTCTCACCTCGTCTTGTCGTTCTTGTTCAAATATTATACTCATCATTTACCTCCTTTATTATTTGGTCAAGAGCTTCATCAAAAAAGATTGGCTCTTTGTTTAGTTGTCCTCTTATAACATAAGCAACAGCATCTCTGCCCTGCTCATTGTGAAGTTGTTTAAACAGTCCCTCACTTAATCCTGCATCTCCCATTGCAATATAGATACTATCTCTAGTCTCACAATAAGTGTCATACACTCTACTCATATCATTCCTCCTTTAAAATTAAAAGTGTGGGGTGGATAGGTTACCAACCTAACTCTTATACTGTTGACGTGAAACCCCACGTGGTAGTTTTTTGTGTAGGACTACCAACCTACCCCTATCCTAGCTTTATACTCACACTCTAGGGTCTGGTGAGTCTTGTCCATTCCTTACTCGGACAAGTTTGTAGTTAGTGCATGGTGGTATAGTACTCATTTACTTTTATCCTTAACCCTATCTTACAAGGGATTTTACAAAGGCTCACTCCCAACTACAAAATCTATTTAACCATACGAATGTTACATTTGTGTTACAGTTATGTAACAATTGTGTAACAATTAAATATATCCATTAACTTTTTATTAGATATTTTTCTCCACTCTCCCTTACTTTCTTTTGCATGTATTAAAGTCTCCTTTAAAATTTTGTTCTCATAATATTTAAGTTTCTTTTTAGGTATTTCTACAGCGTGGAAACATTCAAAATCTCTGAACGGTACACCAGTATTAAAACTTCCTAACCTACTTTGTAAGTTTGTTGTCTTACCAACCTTAACCCAACCCTTAAACGCAGGATTCTTAAACGCATACACGTAACCTGTTAGTTGAGTCGAACCACAATGTTCACATTTTATTCCTCTCATATCTTACTCCGTTTAAACAAGTTCATTGTAACTTCCGTCATAAAAAGCTTCTCTCTCCGCCCACTTTAAATCGGGGATAGCAGTATAGAAACATCCGTCCTCTTCTATAACCCTGCCATCTTTCAAGGTGATGTTTAGTTTAGCCCACTTACCACACTCTACCTCTTCGATATCACTCGGTATAAAGTTATTAGCGTTAGCTATCTCATCTATATCAAAGGTGATCGTGTGATCGTAGGTCATCTCAACGTATCTTATATTTGTTATATCGTTATCCATATCTTACTCCGTTTAAACGTTCTCAATATAATCGAGAGCTATTTGTATTTGATTTAGAATATGTTCTATATCTTTTTGTAATTCCTCTAGGTTTATATCGCTACTTTGGTTTACTGCAACATCATCCAGCAGACAAGCTGTTGATATGTCAGCTTCCTTCAAAGCATCATAACAGTTTTCTTTACTATAGAATTTCATACGTCCTCCTTATAGACTATGTTTAAACGCTTCCAACTTTTCTTCCCACTCATCCGTAATCTTACGCAACCCTATCAAGTCGTCTAAGTTACAGGTATAATCACCCACTCTTTCAACACCCTCGTTCCAGTTAGACCACAGTATCCACCCTTCATAGTAGCTTCCGTTCTCCTCCTCTTCCTCACTCTCCCATATCTCATGGTCAAAGTCAACCTTACCTACTGCATTGTTTAAACGGTCTGCCTGTTCTTTGGTAAAGAAAAAGATATGCCCCTCATCAAGGTTGTCCATACCTATGTACTGGTCTTCGGGTTTCTGATTGCACAACAGATTCAAGTTCTGTGTAGGGTGTTGATAAAAACTTTCGTCAGTAAACTCATACCCCTCTCTACAATCAATGGCGTAGTAGTATCCTTTCTTAACTGCCTCACCTACTATTGTCTGTAATAATCCTTTCATAAT